ATCACTTTGTAGGTGATTTTCGATTGCGGTTGTGTCTTCCAAAGGAAGCGCTTGCCCACATGCAGAACAGTTTTCTGGTATGTCTCTTTTGTTCTTGACGTCATCTAGTTGTTTTTCTGTCTTCTTAATATGCTTGTTATATCTATCAATCTCTTTCTCTAAGGCGTTAATAGTGCCTAGTAGTTCTGTCTTCTGCTTCTCAGTTGTCTCGTATGAAGCCAGACCCTTCTCTACGTCAGCTATTAATCCTTTTACTTCTTCCTTATCTTCCTCTAAGTCCTTGGTACTGGGCTGTAGACTTAATTGGTCTTCTGTCTCTTCTAGCTCTTTATTAAGTTCACCAATACGTACATCTACAGTCTTCTCTAGTGCTGCTTCCTTATTCTGTAAGTCTTCAATAGTGGTTCTGATAGTAGATAGACCAGTTTGAGTGGCTTGTATGTCAGAATTAAGCTTAGAGATTTCCATCTCTTCTTTAGCTAATCCCTTTTTAGCTTCTTCCTGCATATCCTTGAATAGCTCAATTTGTAGCATTCTTTCTAGAACCTGCTTTTGGGTAGCATCTGTTGCTAGGGCGAACATAGTATCTGCACCTTGACCAAACATGATAGAATTAGAGAACGTTACAAAGTCCATACCGATAATGTCCTCAATCATCTTATCTGTATCAGTGTCACTCTTGCCTGTTATATTCTCACCATTTCTATATAGAAGAACATGGTTCTTATATTCTCGATGCTTACGATGGCGAACAATCTGGTATTCGTCTCCCATATCATCATAGATTTTTAGAGACACCCTTGTATCCTTTTCAGCAATACGGTTAACCACCTTGTCAGGCTTAAATCCACGGATTGTCTTACCATAGATACACCATGTTGGGGATTCAGACACTAAAGTAGACTTACCTGACCCATTGCTATCAAAAGCTGTAGAGTCCTTATTGTCTCCCTGTACAAGCACTAACCCCTTATTAGAGAGGTCTATTGATGCTTCTTGAATAGATAGAAAATTCTGTACTTCTAATTCACCTAGTCTCATTCCTCTTCCTCCTTGTTACTCTTAGACTCAATAACTACTCCTACAAGTTCCAGAATGGCTACGACCACTTCAGCTATAACCTCTCCAATTATCATTCTATCACCTTCCCGTATGTCGTTCGCCCTTCACAAATAAAAAAGAAAGCGATTGAGAATTTTCTCAACCGCTACTTTAGGACTCCCCATTCTCTAAATCTATTGACTATTATACCGAATTTACGCTTCAAGCCATCTGCATTGTCTTTTCTAGCAGCGTGGTACAGAAACTCCTCAGGTATTTTTGTCTCTAGGGCTTCCCACTTTTTATTTAACATCTTGGCATGTCTTACCATACTCTTTTGAAACATTTCTGCTTCTATAGGGTTTAGTTCCACGATGACTTTACCTTTATCCTGTTTAACTATCTTCACCTTAACCCCTCCGTTTCTTACCACCTCTAGGTTTAGCTGGAGCTGGCATAACCACTTTCTTAAGGTCTGCTGTAGGCACATCATCAAACCATAAATCGTTATACTTGTTTACATAGAACTCTCCAGTGTTGCCCCAACCACACCAACCAGTACAGTTGAAGTTAGTATCTGAACGCTTTTTCTTGTAGATGGTGTACTCTGCACACCAGGGACACCATATAAGTTTCTCATTATTTTGTAATTTCCTAGTAAGTCTAGGAGGTCTCTCATCCTCTGGTTTAGGGAATGCAAACCACTTACCGTTCCCTATACCGTGGTCTGTGAAATATGTTATAGCTTTACGTTTGACTTTAACAGGTTGACGTACACATGTAGTACACATCAGTTACACCCCTTTCGCTTGCTGTACCCTTTGAAGTATTTCTAACCCTAGCTCCAAAGCATCTGGGTCATATTCTTCAGCGTACTTAGTTATAATATCCTCAAAGCTCATTCCTATTTTAACAGGGACTCTTAGCTCTTCCTTGTATTCTTTCTTTAGGATGACCTTATACAACAAGTTCACAGGAGCTACTGATGATAGCCATGCTGCATCTTCAGCATTTAGCTCAAAGCGTAGATAGTTACCCAGTCTAGCATGTTCTTCCAATACCGCTCCATCCATGATAGCGTCTCTGTCTAAGGTTAGGAATTTAGGATTAGGGATAGGTATCAGCTTAGTATCAAAGCGTTTGCTAGTGTCTGCTACTACAAAGCCCTTGTCCTCTCCTTCATCTCCATGACTATGCTCTAGTGGAGAGCCAACATACATTACATGAGGGTGACCTCCTAGTAGTTGATACATATGGAAGTGACCCAAGAATACATATTTGAACAGGTCAGGTCTCAAGTCCTCTACAGTAAAGGCATCAGCCATAGGGAAGTTACCATTACCTACGAACCCACCACTGATTCCCATGTGTCCTAATAGGATAGGATTCTCTAAGTCAGTAGGTATAGACTCAAGGAAGGTCTTAATCATCTGTGCATTCTTGCTATAAGGTACACACACTACATCAGCGTCCCCAAACTTCACTATGCGGTAGTCATCAACAACTGTTATGTTGTCTAACTCTCTAAACGAGTGTAGTGAGTGTTGTGGGAAGTCACTGTTATCTATTTGGTCATGGTTACCAGGAATCATCAGCACCTCAATACCTGCTTCACCTATAGCCTTAATTTCATCACGTAGACTATTGTAAACCACTGTATGTACTCTTGCTCTCTGGTGGTATAAGTCTCCTGCAAACATCATGTGCTTAATACCGTTAGCTAAACAGTACTCTTTCTTGTATCGTAAAGATAGAATAATTCTATCTAATCGTGTAGACCCTGTAAGGTCAGATGGTTTATTGTGCTCTGGGTATATGTGTCCATGCACGTCTGCTGATATTGCGTACTTCATGGTATCATCTCCTATTTATTGTAGTAATTTGTTATATATTCTATAGGCTCTGGGTCTGGCTCAACCTTTAAGCCTAGAGTCATGAATACTGTAAAAATTGCCCTTGCGTAGCCTAAATTCCAGTAGGCATTTATGGAGTTTTCTTTCCACTCTTTCCTACACTCTTCAATGATGGACAAAGGAACATCTACTACAATCTCACCTGGCTCATGGATAAACTCTTCTATGTGTAGCTTGCGTACTACCCATCCTAAGCCAGCCTTTATACCCCAGTCTGTAGCACTTCTGTCTTCTACATCTGACCACGCTTCAACAAAACTTTTAATAGTCCCCTTACGTATCTCGTTTAACTCAATACGCACCATACTCATCTTGACCCCTCCTATTTATATTGTATTGGTTCTGCCTCTTCTACAGTAAAACCAAAGTCCTCTATTAAACCTCTCAAAATGCTCAGATGACACACAGGTCGCTTACGATGATCACAGTAACAAGCTATCGCCACTGTCTTACCTTCTGTCAACCAATAAATAACCTCGCTAAACTGACTAAAGAAGTCTCCACGCTCTTCCCATTCAGCTAGTAGGCTTTCAGTGTAGCGTTCAAACCACCCATCCAGTCTACCTTTTCTATTATGCTCCTTGGTGAACGTGACAAGCTCTCTAGTAGGTGCTAGTCCTGGCTTATGCTCCCACCACTGGAAATAAGTTCTACCCTTAGGTTTCCCTACTGCTAACAGTTGTACGTCAGCATCAGGCATAACCGTCCTTCCATGAATAGTACACAAGAGAACCTTGCCCCTTCCCTTTAAAGAAAGGGATTCTTTGAATTCCTTCTCCGTGGTATCTTTTAAGCATCTTAAACAACGATAGAGGTTACCACTGTTGATAACCTCTACGTTGTGTCCACGCTTTTTACAACTTGGACAATTCATTATTTATTCCTCCAGTCTAAATGTGTTAATAGGTAAAGAGCCAATCCCCGTACCATAACTAACAGTTTTACTGTATCTGATACGTTCCTTCTTTAGGTAGTCCTCAAAGTGGGCTGATTCAGTTCTCATAGTTATATCGTAACTATCAACTGTTCCCTCTCTTATCATACCTACGATAGCTGCAAAGTGTTCCTTTAGAGTAGTTCCATGTTCTAACATTGACTATTCCCCTTTCCCCCAGTAAACAGTACCACACTCACCACAACCACCCACATAGTATATACCCTCAGTAGTTTTAATAGCATTCATTATAACTCTATTAAAGATAGGATTTGTTACCTCACCTGCCAGAATAGAATTAACATTTATGCTCTTAGAGTAACACTTAGAGCATGGAGTCTCCACAACCATAGGGTTGTGATGGATATTTCCTAGAAAACTCCAGTAGTTTAAGTCTGCTCCCTCTTTACCTAGTAGTTTTAATGGTGGTACCTTCTCCGTCACTATTCCCATATAAATCCTCCCTATTCGTATGAACTCAAGGTCATCGTAGCGTAGTCTATTTCATTATTGATGGATATATTGGCTTCACCATCCCTGTGTTTAGAGATATAGATACGCATTTCGCCATCTTCTTTTTCTTCCGTAGTCTGACATAGAGCCATCATAAAGTCTGCAATGTTAGCTTTATTGAATGCCTCTGCTAAGTCACCAATTGTGATAACCTTCTTGTCTAGTGCTCCACGGTTAGCCTGTGATGCAGTCCACACTGGACAGTCATACTCAGCTGCTAAGTCACGTAAGTCTAAGTACACAGACTCTAATTCGAAACGCTTGTCAGCGTAGGTTCTACGTGGTTGTACAAGGTCACCGTAATCGACAATAATAACGTCAGGCTTAATGCCTTTCTCCATCCATAACCTAGTAAGGTATGAACGCATTGTGTGTACCGTACAATCATTAGTCTTGTACTTCTTAACGAACAGTTGACCTCTCTTAGTCTTCTGCATATTCATAATCGCTTTAAGTATCTTGTCTGGGTTATCTTTCATATACTCGAATGATTTACCCATTAAGCGTTGGTCATAACGCTTAGTAACCTGTTTCTCTGGCATCTCTAGTGTGAAGTGTACTACGTTGTAACCTTCTAGTACTGCTCCTGCACCAATGTTAATCAATGCAATAGATTTACCACGGTTAGGAGGTGCGATAACAACCCCTAGTTCTCCTCCACCAAGACCCCCATGTAGAATATTATCTACACCAGATATCCCTGTTGGAATCCTACGAACACCATCCGTACCCTCACGATAGTTCTCAATACGTTCTTGAGCATTGGAGTAGTAATCTGTACCCAAGTCACCAATGTCTTCACCTATTCTAAGAGCTTTACCTACCAGGTCTTCTATCTTATTGAAATCCTCTGATGTACCCTTTTCCAGCAACCCTACAGAGTCCCAGATAGCCTGTTCAATTGCAGAACGCCTACCAAATGCAATAACATTGTCCTTTATATACTCCGCATCTGACAGGTCAGCATCAAATATATCCAGTATACAATCTTCATACTGGTCTTTTATCTTAGCTTTGAGTTTATTATTCTTGGTAAGTTTCCTTACCTCTTCCCAAAGTACCTCTGTAGTTGGAGGGTTAACGTCAGTGCCTTTCTTAGTAGCACGGTCTGACTCTTTCTCATAGTGTTCTTGAATGATACGAGCCATGTCAATATGAATGTCTTTCCTAAGAAACTTAGGTTTTAGTACTTCTCTAAATGTAATGTAGAAAACTTTGTCACGTGCCATTAGTGCCAGTATCTTAGACTGGAACGATTCTGAAAATTCATATGTTTCAGGCATGCAATATGCTACCCCCTTCAAACTGTCCTCCGACTTAATAAAAGAGAAGACCCCAAAAGTCCTCTCTTGCCTATCCCAGTTTGATGTTAGGAGGAATACTAAAGTGAGACTCTACTTCTTTCACAGTCTTTTCTATGAGTTCCTGTAACGTCTTGGACTCGTGAATCATGTTAAACTCCTTCATAACCAGCTTCTCCCTATTGGAATCTCCTGTCATTGTGGATACAACATCATGAAACCAAGGCACTGACCATAGATAGTATGGGGACAACTCCCTCCAAGCCTGATAGATTTTGATAGCCTTGTACTGGGCTTTGTCATCCATAATAGACTGCTTGATGTAGGTGTTTAGAGTCTCCGCAGAGGAGATTACACCCTCAATCACTTCTTCCCTACTGCTGAGAGTCTGTCTTCCTTTTTCTTTTTTCTTGCCACCCACGTCCTTCTCTGACTTACGTTTGATATCTGCCAGATAGTTTGTGAAGTATCTCAAGGCACGAACGGAATACATCATATGAGCCATTGGTATTCCACCTAATCTCTGAAACTGGGATTCAATATATAACTTTCCATCCCACTGTTGCATTCTACATATTTCGTATACTCTTTCAAAGTGTATCCATCTCTTGCTCTTTGTAGGCTCTTTATGGGATACAACTGAGTAACCAGCCTTCCCTATTACCTTTCGTGCCAACATCTCATAATGCCTTACAATCTCTAGAATGTCATCTTCTCTAGTCTCTTCTTGCATTTGTAATAGTCTTAAATATGCCTTCACCTCTTTCGGTAATATTATAGCTTTCCGTATGATAGGTACCCTCGTTATAACCTTTGGTTTCCTCTTTGCCATACTAAACACTGTCCTCTCATATAAAAGCT